AGACGGGCAAGACTTTATTGGCTGATAATATGGGTGTCCATATAGCTCGTCAAGGCATTCCCGTGCTCAACTTAGATACTGAAATGCGTAAGGAAGATCACCAGAATAGACTAATGGCTATGCTTGCTGGCGTTGAAATAAATGATATTGAAACTGGTTCTTTTGCTAAGAGCCATCTTAAACACGAAAAGGTAATGGGTGCTGCTAGCGAAATGAAGGACATTCCATATTACTTCAAGTCCATTGGAGGAATGTCTTTTGAGGATCAGGTTTCCGTCATGCGAAGATGGCTAGCCAAAGTAGTGGGTATAAATGATAAAGGCAGAGCTAATGATTGCGTTATTATATATGACTATTTGAAGTTAATGGATTCTGCTGATATCAGAGGAGATATGAAAGAGTTTCAGGTTTTGGGCTTTATGATGACCGCCCTCCACAACTTTGCGCTTAGGTATGAAGTTCCAATTCTTTCTTTTGTGCAATTAAATAGGGATGGGATCAACAAAGAAACCACCGATACCGCCTCTGGCTCAGACAGGATTATTTGGCTTTGCTCCAACTTCAGTATTTATAAGCATAAATCAGACGAAGAAATTGCAAAGGACGGCCCTGAGAACGGCAATAGAAAACTTGTTCCCGTTATTGCGAGACACGGAGAAGGACTTCAAGACAAAGATTATATAAACATTATGATGAATGGAGCTTACGCTCAGATCACTGAAGGTAAAACAGCCTTTGAATTAGAGGATAATATCTACGAAGATGAACCAGAAGAATACTCAGCCTCAGAAGACATCCCATTCGTATAAGTATGGGGACTATGGAAAGTTAAAACAGTTATCTTCCCTTGCGGCTCAACATATTGATCAGTTGTATGAATACTTCGGAATAAAAACCGGGTATAAGAATGATATACTAATAAAGTCTTGCTGCCCTGTCCATGGCGGCGACAACCCAACAGCACTTAATATGTATTATAATGGAGACTACAAAGTTCATTATAAGTGTCGTACACATCAATGTGAAGAGATATTTGGGAATAGCCTCATACACTTTATAAGAGGTTGTCTTTCTAGGTTCAAATATAATTGGGAAAAAGAAGGAGACAGGGAATCAACCTTCAGTGAAGCTGTAGAGTTTCTACTGTCATTCTTAAAACAAGACTTTGACCAGCTAAAAAGCGAAACCGTCAATATAGAAAAGATGAAATTTGGTAGTTTAGTAAACTCCATATCCTCCAAGAAGGCTAGAGGCCTTGGCATAACTCAGGAACAGTATCGACAAAAACTGGCAGTTCCTGCTGAGTATTATGTTAATAGAGGTTTTGATCCTGCTATTCTAGAAGAGTATGATGTAGGCTACTGCGATACTCTCGGCAAGCCGATGTATCAAAGAGCTGTCGTACCTATATATGACAATGACCATAAGTATATAGTCGGTTGCACTGGAAGAAGTATATTTAAAAAATGCAGCAAATGCAATAACTATCATAATCCTAATCAAAAGTGCAGGCACTTTCCTAAATGGTTGCACAGCAAAGGCTTCCAAAAGGAAAAGTGGTTGTATAATTATTGGAAGGCAAAAGATTATATCTTAGATACAGGAGTTGCAATTTTGGTTGAGTCTCCCGGCAACGTATGGAGACTCGCTGAAGCTGGAATTCACAATGCCGTTGCTATATTTGGAACCGCTTTTAACAATGACCAAAAGCATTTATTAGATGAGTCTGGCGCTCTATCTATAATTTGTTTGATGGACAATGATGATGCGGGAAAAAAGGCTGCAGAGAAAATAGAAGAAGTCTGCGGTAGGCTTTATAGGCTATACTTCCCCAATTTTAGCGCAAATGATGTTGCTGATCTAAATGTAGACAGTGTCACATCTGATATTAAGCCTTTTATACAACAAGCGATGGATATTTATAAGGAGATTTAAATGACACACAAGGAAAATGCTATTGATTATTTAATGAAGAAGGCACTCACAGATAAAGCAAAGGCCGAACTATCTTTAGAATTATTACTAGAAAAAGCTGTCGGAATTGGAGATCACTCTACTGGAGATTTCTATGAGAATTTAGATGAGGCTCTAGATAGCTTAGTAGATGCCATTGATCGACTAGAAGTTATTGAAGAATATTACGGAGTTAAACAATGACCCAAATAGTTGGATTCGCAGGAAAGAAACAAAGCGGAAAGAATACAGCATGTAACTTCGTTGTCGCTATAAAGTTAGCAGAGCTGGCGATTTGCCGAGCGTCTAGAATGACAGACGACGGCCTTATTGAGGTTAGTGATATTTTTGGAGAAAACCCAAGCCGTAAAGAGTTCTTTGCTTTTGATGAGCCTCATGTTGATATACAGGCTCTCTTTGATAATGAGCTAGGAGATTTCGTTAAGGTGTATGCACTCGCTGATACCCTGAAAGAGATGGCGATCAGTATCCTAGGCTTAAAAGAAGAACAGGTGTTTGGTAGTGACAAAGATAAGAATAGTAAAACTAATCTTAGATGGGAAGATATGCCGGGAGTTATAAGCCCCGGAGAGCTTAGAAAGAAAGGCTTTACTAAAGAACAAGCTAGTGTCTTAGGTCTTATGGTTCATGCAAAAGGCAAGATGACAGCTAGAGAAGTTCTACAATATGTAGGAACAGACATCTTTAGGAAAATGAATCACAATGTATGGCTAGATTCTTTCTTTTCAAAAGTTGAATCCGACGACTCAGAGGTTGCTCTTGTTTCCGATGTTCGTTTTGTAAACGAAGTTCAAGGAATTCAGAATAAAGGAGGCTATGTTATCGGGCTTGAAAGAGATATATATAATGGAAAAGATAATCATTCTAGTGAGTCTGAAGTAGATGAAGCTCTTTCTATGTGCGATACAGTCATAGACAATACTAAGTTAACAATACCGCAGCAAAATGAAAAAATTTATTATTCTCTGGAGCATTTAGAAGGAGTGTTACCCTCTTTGGCTCAAGAAAAAGTAGGAAAATAACATGGGAATCCCAATAGTCTATTTCAGAAGCAGCTCGTTTAATTGCCATAGGATGTGCCCTATGCAATATTACATGGAGTACACTCTAGGCTGGAGAGGGACATCTGGTAAAAAAGCAGACAAAGGAACAATAGTCCACAAAGTTCTCGAACTAACTGCTTTATGCAAAAAGGCTCTGCAGGAGGGCTTTGAAACATTCAACGACCACGAAATTGGTGAAATTGAGACAGCTAATTATGATGCAGGATATCTCGATGAAATTATAGATAAAGTCTATGAGTATTACACCTCTAGAACCTCTCATCATGATTGGAAGCCTTTAGATCTGAAGCACTGTCGGAAATGGGTCTGGAAAATATTCGATGATGACAATGGAATGTTTGATCCAAAGAACAGACTTGTTGTAGATGCCGAACCCCACTTTGATTTTGAGATAGATGAGGAATGGGCAAAATACGAGTACGAACTCGCAGATGGAACAAAGCTCAAAGGTAATCTAGCTCTTAAAGGCACTATAGACCTGATAACAGACGTTGGAGATAATGTATACGAGATAATCGACTGGAAAACTGGTAAGCGGCTGGACTGGGCGACGGGAAAGCAAAAGACACCAGCAAAACTACAGAAGGACATTCAGCTTAGAATGTATCATCTTGCTGCTAAGAAGCTCTATCCAGATGTAGATACTTTCCTAGTCACTATACATTTTATGAATGATGGAGGAGCGTTTACTATACACTTTCAAGATAGCGACATACCTATCACTCTAGAGATGATTCGAAAAAAATATGAATTAATTAAGGATACAGAATGTCCACAGCTTAATAAAAGCTGGAAATGCCGCAAGCTCTGCTCTTCAGGTAAAACTACATTTGAGGATACGGATGTCGATCCTTTAATAGAGCGTCGTTTCGGAGCCGTATCTAAATATGGAGAGTATATGACTAAGTGTGAGCAAACAAAATATATGATAGAAAAGAATGGAATAGAATGGGTTACTCAAAACCTTATGGCTTCAGATCATGTAATCGGAAAATATAAAGCTCCGGGTGAAGTATGATATCATTAGCCTTTTCTCAAGAGATGATAGAGAGTGCTAAGTTAAAGGCAAAGTCTCTAGGCTCTATCAATAACTCCATACTAAGAGGCGCTGGTAATCTCGCTGGCTATTTAGGCGAAGAGGCTCTAGCTGCACATATAGGTGCTGACATAGTTAGCAATAATAGAGGTCTCGATAAATATAATCACGACCTGTTGCTGGAGGATGGACATCGAATAGAAGTCAAAACAAAGAGAAGAACCGTTTCTCCTAGACCTCACTACGACGTATCTGTAGCTAAGACCAGCAAGCATCAGCAGCCGGACATATATGCCTTCATAAGTCTTGAATTTGAAAGAGCAACCAAGGAGCATCCTAGGAAGTATTACGGCTTAAAAAGAATTTGGCTATGTGGTTTTATGGGAGCATGTGACTACTGGAATATGGCAAAGTTGTGGAAAAGTGGTAAAATTGACAAAAGAAATAATTTTAAAACTCATGTTGACATGTATAATTTACCTATACGAGAATTACATGAAAGTATTTGGGAACTAGTAAAATGAAATATGTGCCACTCCATGTCCATAGCGAGTACTCTCTATTAGACGGACTCTCACAAACAAAACATATAGCAAGCCGACTTGAACAAATCGAGGTAGACGCATGTGCGCTCACAGATCATGGGACTGTTTCAGGTGCGGTAGATTTTCACAAGACAATCTCTAACGGTTTTAAGCCAATACTTGGTTGTGAGCTTTACCTTTCAAAACAAGAAGCTACTTTGAAAGATCCAAGCAACGCAAAACTAATGCATCAGGTAGTCTTAGCAAAGGATCTTGAAGGTTGGAAGAAACTACTGTCCCTAGTTTCAGAGTCAAATAGTCCAGAACACTTTTATCACAAGCCAAGAGTAGGTCTCGACACTTTTCTTGAAAGCGTATCGCAGTCTAGTAAGCTAGTATCATTCAGTGGACATCTTGGATCTCACCTTGCAAATACTGTAATTGACAATCCGAACTGGAAAAAAGATGGAGCTAGAGAAGCCGAGAGGATGCAAGGGGCTTTTGGTAAAGGCAATTTCTATATAGAAATACAACTGATTGATTCTTTAATAAACAAAGAAGCAAAAGAAGTAGCCGAGAAGCTAAGAGAGGTCTCTGAGATAACTGGAATTCCTTGCGTTGCCACGCCCGATGCTCACTATTGTAGACGAGAAGACGCTCACGACCAAAGAGTTTTACTTTGCACGGCTATGAGAAAAAGCATTGGTCAAATACAAAGTGAATTAAAACAAGGTAAATCTAAGTCACTTAAAGCATTTTTTGAGTCAGATAATTATCATATTCCAAGCTATGAGGATATGAAAAGATTCCATACAGATAAGGAACTAGACTCTACTCTGCAAATCGCAAGTATGTGTAGTGAATATAATATTCTAGGCCCTCCTAATCCGCCTGTATTTGACTGTCCGAATGGAATGTCTCCAAACGATTATCTTAGATATTTGTGCCGTGAGGGATGGACAGAAAAGATGGATCATATTGATAAGAATCATGATATGTTTGATGCTTATGGTTCAAGGGTAAATAAAGAGATTAAGATTTTCACCGAAACAAACCTATCTAGTTACTTTCTAATCGTCAGAGATATTCTTAAGTACGCTGATTCTAAAGGCTATTTAACTGGGCCCGGTCGTGGAAGTGCTGCAGGATGCATGGTTTCATATCTAATGGATATAACTAAAATTGATCCAATTCCATACGAGCTTATCTTTGAGAGGTTCTACAATGCTGGCCGTAATGCGGGTGGTAGAGTGTCTATGCCCGATATTGATATTGATGTTCCTAAGTGTGGGCGTGAAGATATAATCAGCTACATTAAAAAGAAGTACGGCAAAGACAATGTAGCGCAAATCATTACCTTCCAAACACTGAAGGGCAGAGCTGCGCTTAAAAGAGTTATGGCTGCTCGTGGTAACATTAGCTTTGATGAGCAAAATGCTATTACATCCCACCTACTAGATGAATCAAAAATTGCTGACGAGCTACAGGACATGAGAGATGAACTTGGAACTTCCTCGGTTATCTCTTGGGCTTTAGAAAATAAATCTGACAAACTAAAAGACTGGTGCTATGTAGATGATAATGGAAATCTGCAAGGTAAGTTTGCAAAAATATTTGAACAAGCGATAAGACTAGAAGACACTAAAATCATTCAGTCTAAACATGCGGCAGGAGTTGTGGTTTCCCCACAGCCAATATACGATGTGTGCCCTATGGTTTTGGATAGAGAAGAAAAAGACCTTCTAGCTGGGTTCGAAGGGCCTAGCTGCGAAGATGCTGGTCTTCTGAAATTAGATGTTCTTGGAATTAAGATGCTTGACAAAGTTATGGAGATTCCTAAAATACTTATGGGAGTATAATTAGATGGTAAGAATAAAAGGAGCTAAAAATTGAATAATAGATGGATCATAGTATTTGACTGGGAAACAGACAGCCCAAATCCAGAGACATGTAACCCAGTGGAGCTTGCTGCCATACCTGTAAATCCAAGAACCTTAGAAATTAAAAAGGAGCAGGCATTTCGAGCAACCATTAGGCCAGACGGAATAGACAGTGAAGAATATTTCACAAAGGAAAGGCAAGACACTATTGCTTGGCATGCTAAACAAAGAGGCGTTGAAACAGAAGATATAGTTAAGGACTGGAAGACTGGTCAAAGCGAAAAGGTAGTTTGGAAAAACTTTTGTAACTACTGTTCAAAGTATGAGGTTGATAAGAAGCCCGGACAGTGGTATACAGAACCTATTCCTTCTGGTTATAATATCATAGGATTTGACTTGGTTATTGCCAATCGTCTTGCAGAAAAATACAAGACAAAATCACCGTTCTCTAAAGTAACTAAAATAGACATGATGGACATTCTATTTATGTGGTTCGAAAACTTAGATGAGCCTAGTAGTATGAAGCTAGATGCCTTTAGAAAGTTCTTGGGCATGAATGCAGCACAAGCTCACGAGGCATTATCTGATACTATTGACGAAGCCGAACTGCTTGTTAAGTTTATGAAGTTTCACAGAAGACAATCAACTGTAGGTAAGTTCAAAGGAGCTTTTGCTAGATGAGAAGATATGACTGCGGATGTGAGTTCCATGAAGGAGAAAGCGGTTTAATATTTGACCCAGAGATCACATCTATACCACTAAACTGTTCTTCTACTTGGGATTTGATCTGCGAAGGAAACACCAAGGGTGTCTTTCAGCTTGAGTCTCAGCTAGGTAGATCATTAGCTAAACAGACTAAGCCTAGAAATATGGAAGAGCTATCCGACCTTATTGCAATTATGAGGCCGGGATGTTTAGAAGCTATGGTCAAAGGCAAAAGTCTCACAATGCATTATATTGACCGCAAGCATTTTCGTGAACCTATAGAATATCTGCATAGCTCTCTAGAACCCATCCTTAAGAGTACTCAGGGTATCTTAGTATATCAAGAACAGGCAATTCTAATAGCTACGGAAATAGCTGGGTTTGACTTACAGGAAGCAGACATCTTAAGAAAGGCTATTGGTAAGAAGAAAGCGGACGTAATGGCCGAGGTTAAAAAGTCGTTTCTAGAAGGGACTGCCGACAAAGGTATCATTACCAAAGAGCAAGCAGAGGAAATATTTAGTTGGATTGAGAAGTCTCAAAGATATTCTTTTAATAAGTCGCACTCAGTTAGTTACGCGTACAATGCCTATCTAACCGCATACTGCAAGGCTCACTTCCCTCATGAGTTTTTTACTGCATATCTTAAAAATGCAGTTGGCAAGCCTGATACATTTTGGGAAGTTAATGAGCTTGTAAACAATGCAAAGATTATGGGAATAGAAGTCCTGCCTCCTAATATCATTCACATGAATGAAGAGTTTAAGCTCATAGGTAAAAATCCTACATATGGTATGACAAACATAAAAAATGTTGGGTCTTCTGTATTTAGGAAAATGATGAAACATGTAAAAGAAAATAATATAGATTTAGAAACATGTGATTGGGATTGTTTTCTTTTGCTTATAGCGCCGTTTGTAAACAAAAAGGCTTTTGAGTCATTGATATTGGCTGGCGTATTCGACTGTTTTAAAATATCTCGGTCTAAGATGCAACATCATTTTAATTTGATAAAGGACTTCACAAAAAGAGAGACTGAGTGGCTTAAAAATTATAAAGAAAGCTATCCAGAGAAGACGGCGATCAACTGTATCGAAGCCATGATAGAGGCTTCTAAGGTAAAATCAAAAACTAGACCTATATTTAGACAGGCTAGAATTCCAGCCATAGAAGATCTTCTTACAACTTACGACAATCCGGGATATGATCTATATGATTCACCGTCTTGGGTCTCAAGGGTAGAAGAAGAACTTCTTGGGATTTCTCTAACTTGCAACAAGGTGGATGAATATGACACTAGTAGAGCCAACTGCACATGTAAAGAATTTATTGACGGTTTCAATTCACAAAAAGGCATAGTCCTTGCTGTCAAGATAGACTCGGTTAGAGAGTGGACGATAAAAAAAGGTAAGGCAAAAGGTATGAAGATGGGTTTTGTTACCGTTAGCGATACTAGCTGCTCTTTAGATAGCGTTACAGCCTTCTCAGAGGAGTGGGAAAAATACAAGAAAATGCTGCACGAAGGTAACACAGTGCTTATGAGAGGGATGAAGGACAAGAATAGGGGAAGTTTTTTAATAAAAAAGGTAGAACAGCTAACAAGTTAGTTTGAGCGGAACTATAATAAGGAAAAGGGATGGATGATCTAATTGAAAAAAACATGGGGTTGGTCGTTTCAGTCGTCAACTCATTTAAGCCTCAGAATTATACCGAGCGCGATGATTATATACAGGCTGGAAGAATAGGATTATGGAAGGCTTTAAGGAAATACAACCCGGATAGAGGGGCTGTTCTTTCTACATACGCTTGGAATCCTATACGTTGGGAAATAATTAAAGAAATAAAAAGTATCAAGAAAGGAAGGGGAACTTCTTTAAGTGTAGTTTCTCCCCCTTTCTATAATGTAAAAGATGAACTTTGGGAGGTCTTGCCTACGAGTATTCTCTCTGAAGAAGAGATGCATTTTTTAGAGCTTAGAAAGATGGGTTATAAGCTTGCTGAAATGGCCAACATAACAGGAAGAACAAGTTCGTATGTTAAGAGAATATTTTATAAAGCTATAAGAAAGATAAGAGAAAAGAATGCGTAAGAAAAAAGTGCTTTTTGTAACTGAATCTCATCAGGTTGCCTCCGGCTTTGGAACCTATGCTAAGCAAGTACTGCCTAGACTGCATGCCACAGGGAAGTATGAGCTTGCTGAGTTTGCCTCCTATGCGCACATGGAAAAGAATCCGAATGTTGATTGGTTGTTTTTTTCTAACATGCCTAAAACGGAAAAGGATCACCAAACATATAACCAATCCCCGCTCAATCATTTTGGTTACTGGAGGTTTGACAATGTAGCTTTAAATTTTAAGCCCGACATTGTTCTTACCTATAGAGATCCTTGGATGGACCAGTGGGTAGGAGACTCTGCGGTAAGACCATTTTTCCACTGGGCGTGGATGCCAACTGTAGACTCTGCTCCACAAAAAACAAAATGGATGGAAAATTTCAGAAAGCCTGATGCTCTTTTAGCATATTCTGAATATGGAGAGAAGGTTTTGCTTGAGCAGTCTAATGATAAACTAAACGTCATAGGATGTGCCTCTCCTGCTATAGACCCAAGTGTATACAAACCAGTTCCTAATAAAAAAACCTTACGAAAAGAGCTAGGCATTGATCCAGATATAAACATCTTTGGGACAGTCATGAGAAACCAAAGAAGAAAACTTTTCTTTGAGCTCATGAAGGCTTTTCAAATATTCTTAAAGAAAGCCCCTAAAGAGATTGCGGAAAAAACTTTTTTATATTTACACACAAGTTATCCGGAAAAAACAGGATGGGATATTACTGCTGGAATTCAAGAATTCGGATTGCAAGAAAAAGTCCTATCTACATACATGTGCAAAGCTTGTGGAAAATTTTCGTGCCTAAAGTATCAGGATGCAATAACAACATGCCCTCATTGTAATCAAAGAGGAGCAGTCATGCCTAGTGTAGGGTTTGGGTTAGAGATACCTGACTTAATAAAAGTATATAACATATTAGATATGTACATCCAATACGCTATATGTGAGGGTTTTGGGATGCCTCAAGTCGAAGCTGCTGCATGCGGTGTTCCTGTAGCTGCTGTTAATTACAGTGCTATGGAAGATGTTGTAAGACTTACAGAAGGCTATCCTATAAAATATAGACTGTATAGAGAGTTAGAAACTGGAGCTGATAGAGCGAGGCCGGATAACGAGCATACAGCTCAAATCTTAATAGACTACTTCTCTATGTCTGAAGAAGATAGAAATAAGAAAATGGCTCAGGTAAGAAATGCTACGTTAAAAAGATATGACTGGGATAGGACAGCTAAGGTATGGGAGAATTATATAGATAATTATATTTCCACAGGGGCTCAAGGTCAATATGAAACATATCCTTATCAGCATATTCAGATTCCTGAAGCTCGCCCTCAAGGCTTAACTCCTGAAGCTTTTGTAAGATGGTGCTTTTCTGCTGTGCTTCGAGATCCAAAGGCAGCATATTCCTACGAGGCAACAGAACTAATTCAGTCGATCTGCTTAGGAGCTCATGCTGAGACCTTAGAGCAATTTAACGAAGATATTGCTTGGAATATAATAACAAACAAAGCAAAGAACAAGTTCCTTGTAGAGCAAATCAGGACGGGAAGACAGGATATGATTGTTGATGATTTTATTAAAGAGGCATACCAAAGGAAAGAGAAAGCTTAATGAATATTCTTTTTATAGGCCCTTATCGGCAGACAGACGCATGGGGCAATATGAGTAAAAGCCTCATAAAAACTCTATCTAAAATTGAAGATTATAGCCTAACTATTAGACCTATATTTCTGTCAGGCGAAACTTCAGGGCCTGTCGATGCAGACATTATAAAGCATGAGTCTAATAAGAAGGGGCAGTATGATATTCTAATACAGCACATGCTTCCAAACTACATGGTCTATGACTCTTCATTTAAACAAGTAATAGGTATCACGGGGTTTGAAACTCTAGGATGTAAGACATGGGATAATAGTCTAGACTTTTTAGACAAGATTTTTGTGACTACAGAAGCAGAAAGAAAAGGAATGTCTAAAGAATTGCAGTCTAGCATATATAGTATAGGTATAGCAAATGAGCAGACAATAGAACCTAAAGAGAAAACATTTGATCCTTTCAGTTTCTATTGTATCGGAGGAGATTTAGAGAGCAGAGGTGGAGTGAAGCAAGCTCTACTGGCATATTGTTCAGAGTTCATTGTGAACGATCCTGTGATATTTGTTCTTCAGACCAACAACCCTGAAAACGCTAACCAGCTCATACATCAAGTCTACAGCGAATTAGGGATGTACGATGAAGATTATTATCCGAGAATCCATGTAGTCACAGATGCGACAGGTCTGCATGAACAATGTAACTCTTTTGTGGATTGCTCGTCCTCTCTAGGTTTTAATCCAGAAACTGTAAACGCTCTGTCTGCAGGCTCGGTTCCTATTGTAGTAAGCGGCTCTGGAAGAGACGAGTATATAAAAAGCGATAGCGGATTTATCATAGAATCTTTTAAGGATCTTGTTCTATGTCCGGACAGGCCGATGAAAGAAATATTTACAGCAAGAGAAGAATGTTTTAGACCTGTAATATCATCTATTAAACAAGCAATGAGAGAATGTTTTTCAAGCAAGTTTACATATTTGAATAAGTCTAAGAGAGCGAAACAGACTTCTTTAGAGTTCACTCATGATATTAGAGCTTCCAAAATCAAGGAGATACTATGCTCATAACATCCAACATTATAAGGTCGGCCACAAGAGGAAGCAAAGATAGATTAAAATGTCTAAGTGTATGTAGAGAAAATGAGAAATACCTATCTACGCTATCTGATATAAACTGCGACATATACATACTATTGGCTGACGGACTTTCTGAATGGAAGCCAACAATATCTAAAATGCCACAAAATGTTTTTGCCTTAAGGAAGGCTGTAGAACACTCAGAGTTGGTTGGGTTTGATTTTATTATGTGTCATGGAAGACTACATGAGTTTGATTTTGCACACTCTCTATCCAATGCTCTGCATCTTCCTCTTGTAACTGTCGATCATGTAAGCGAAAGGGTAAAACAGAAGCTCCCTTTTAATGCTAGCGCCGAAGCAGAAATCAACCATATATTGCCTAGAGTTGGTGACATTAATATCTCTAATTCTAATGAAATTAAAGATTCTTGGAACAGTTCCACTCATGGAATTTCTATTACAATCCCTCCTTATGTGACTACTGCAAATGTAGAAAATGAAAAGCAACACAAGATTATTATAGATAATAATTTACCATCACAGTTTTCTGGACAACTAGAAGCTCTAGCGGATGAATTTGGTTGTGCCGTAAGATTTGGAGAACAGGCTGAAGCCGACATATCCGAGTTCGAATTTTATATAAACACTTGGAATAATATAGACAATAAGACTCTTGAGGCTATGGCTTGTGGTTGTATAACTCTGTCTCCAAGAAGCCCAGAGACTGAGACCGTTATAATCGAGGGTGAAAATGGACTGTTGTTTGAGGACATGGACGATCTAAAAAGGATAATTAAAGAATGTCTTGAAGATAAGCACCAGCACATTTCAGCTAACGCTAGGCAATTTATAATAGACAATTACTCTAACAAAGAAGAGTTCGATAAAAAGTGGAATCAGGTTCTTTCTTTTGTCTCTAACTCGTTTTTTACAAGGAAATAAATATGCAAGGTATTATTTATGTAGAAGGCAAAAGTTCGCCTCCTGTATTTGATAGTAAGAATGAGAACTTAAAGATAGTAAATGAGTCGCAAATTGATTCTCTTCCAAATGCTGTTTTTGAACAGTTGGAGGCAATAGATCTACTGGAGTTTTTTGATGATGACTCTATACTTAAAAAGATATTAAGCAAACTCCGTCATGGTGGAAAAATAAAAATTACTGGAAACGACGCTATACAAGTCTTGAGTGGGGCTTCTAATGGCGCTTATAATTTAGAACAAGCTTCAAAGCTCATTCTTGATGGCAGAAAAAGACTTATCTCTGCTAATCAACTAAAAAATAAACTTAGCTCGTTCGGGCTAAATGTTACATTATTGGGAATAGTTGGAAGCAGATACATACTGGAGGCACAGAGACAATGAGCGAAGAAACATATACAATATCACCGATGCACACTCCCTGTCTAGGATGTGCTTTTATGATAAACGAAGAACAAAAACAAATTGGATGTCAGGTTGGCCGCATAGAAAAGTACCGTGAACGGGGAGCTGACGTAATTGACGTATACGACGATAATGGAAATGAGTTTTTTGTCGTAAATGACAGGCTCTGCGTATATAAAAGGGATAAAGAATGGTCAAAGGGAGTTTCTAAAAAGCAGAGAGTAGCAGAAGTTGAAAGAGAGCTGAGATTAAAATATCATGCTATGGTAATTTATGATTACAAACATGATGTTGAAGACTTGTTTAAGACTATGGAAAGTATAGATAGTCAAAATAACCCACCTATTATTGTAACTATTATAAATCGACGAGCTGATGTTGCGCAAAAAGACCTAGTCAGATTGTTAACAGCTAAAGGCTATAAAAATATTGAATGGAGATTGCAGACCTTCTTTAACGACGATGCTGAAAATAGAGAATGCACAGACTTGGTCATTGATAATACCAAATATGAATATAAAGTGTTGTTTTATATAACTTTTAGATCTGGATTTGAAGTTCCTTTGACTGTATCTGATGAAATACAAAAATATATAGTTCAGGATATGAACAACCTTGCATATGCATATCCTAACAAAGAAGAAAACGGAGAGATTGTAAATATAAACATGCATATAAAACATGCAGGGAACTCTTTTAATATACCTATCGTTGAAAAGCTCAAAGAGTTTGAAGAGGGAGTAAAGCCTTATATACATAACATAGAAGATATTTGCCCTAGCCTGAAAGTCTAATATGAGCTATCGCCATACTAAAAAAGTCAAAGCAACATTTGACAATATTACAAATATAGATGTCTTGATTCCTGCTGCTGGATTGGGTAGGAGAATGAAGTCGTATGGGCCAAAAGCTTTAATACCTATAAAATATGGGCAAAACATACTAGAGAGACAAGTTAATATAATAGACCAAGCCTTGGCAAATTATAGTCTTGTGCTAGTGTGTGGTTTTGAAGCCGAAAAACTTATAAACAATTCTCCTGCAAATGCTGTGAAGGTCGAGAATGAACTATATGAGGATACAAATGTAGCTAGAAGTGTGGGTCTTGGTTTAAGATCTATTCCTAATTCAGCTAGGGTTCTTTTTGTCAATGGGGACTTAGTCTTTACTAACAACGCAATAAACACTATAGATTATAGTAGGTCTTCAATTATAGTTTCAGAAAAACAAATGTCTCAAGGAGAAGTAGGATGTATTATCAACTCTAGAGGAAATCTTGAGAATATGATGTATGATCTTCCTATAAAATGGGGACAAATAGCTTATTTTCAAGACAAAGAGCTTGAAATTTTGAGATCTGTTGCCTGCAATAAAAAGAATCGCAAACTATTTATGTTTGAGATAATTAATAAAGTCATTGAAAAGGGTGGTATATTCAAATGCGTTGAAGACCCATCAGTAAACATTGTTGATGTAGATACATCTAAAGATATTAAGAAAGCAAAGGATATCATATGAAGATAATGATAGAGCAAAGCTTAAGTAGGGTTGGTCTTGGTATTGCTAGCTCTCTAGCTCTAGTCCCAGAATTCCATGTCTCTTTTTGGGATGTTAGTGCTAAACCGGCTATGGATATGTTCGACGAATTCAAACCTGATTTAGCTTTTGTTTCCCCCAGTATTCTTGGGAACGAAGATTTTTCAATAGCCTCTTCTAGATATCCTAATACAGCTGTTATATGCGTAGGAAATGTAAAAGATAATTTGATTAGCCCAGTTTTGTCTATAAATAGCGATAGCTCTGAGTTTCCAAACATCAACTTTGACAAAGGAGTTATGCTAGGCAAGATTGGAAGGCCTCAATACGATGAAGCCTTATCGTCTGACGTTCTTTGTCTTACGGACTATGTGCAAGAAACAAAAGAAAATGCTAATATATTGGAGTTTCTCAGCGCGTCATATAATACAAAAATATTTGGTAGTGGACATTTTAATGTTCCTAGTTATCTTGGCATAGTTAGTGATCAACAAAGAGCAAATGCTCTTGCTTCAACAAAAGTTGTTGTAGATTTAGATGGTGGCTCTAGCTACGACGCTATGTGGTTAGGTAAGCATGTAATAACAAGTCCGTCAAGTATACTACAATTAAAAAAAGACATTGATAATCTTATTACAGAAGATGAAAATATTATCGGAAAAATAAGAGTTAAAAATAAAACATATTTTGATTTATGCGCACAAGTTTTGACTTTTTTAGGGCTGCAAAATGAATCAAACTTTTTAATGGAAAAGAAAAGAGAGGCATCGGTATGATAGGATTTTTATTAAGACAAGCTTTTGATTCATCGGTGCTACCAAAAATTGAGGATAACAAAGAGTGCTGTGTATTCAGTATGGGTTCTCCGACACCAAATTTTAAGAAGCCTTTTTTCCAAGCTCTGAGAGTTTACGACTTTAAAGAAACTGTAGTAGCTACTGACATAACAACGGCTATGCTTGCATCAACACTAATGCTGCCCAAAAAGAGGTACTACTACATAACCGACCTTGAGTGGGTAGGTCATAAGCCATTGGTATATCAAGAACTGAAAGAGATATATCTTAACGAAGAGCTAGACCTTATAGTCTCAAACGAAAGCGACTATAGGATTGTAAATAACTTGTTCAAAGAGCCGAAGTTTATTGTAAAGAACTGGGATTTTAGTGAGATAGAAAAATGAACGAAGAAAAATATCGAAATCTAACGGACACTCAGAAAAAGGCATATTTGAAAAAGTCTTATTATGATAAAAATATGAGCTGGATAGCCATATCTAAGGAGCTTTCTACATATCCAAATAAGGTTCGCAGAGAAGCTAAGAGACTTGGTATAGACTCTAGAGACAAAAGCCAAGCTCAGAAGGTAGCTCTTAAACAAGGAAGATCTGACCATCCAACAGAAGGAACTCAGAGGAGTGAAGAAACTAGAATAAAAATTAGCGATGGTCAAGGTAAAGTTTGGGACAGTCTTAGTGACAAAGAAAGGGCAAAAAGATCTAAGCTAGGTCGAGAATCTTGGGAGAAAAAAACCGACTCGCAGAAAAAGGACATCATCGCCAAGGGGAGTGACGCTATACGGAGAGCATCTAGGGAGGGTTCTAAATTAGAAAAATTTATACTTAGTGAGCTAACAAAGAGGAAATATAAGGTACAATTTCATAGAGAGCAGTGGCTTAAAAACCAAAATCTCGAAACAGACCTCTTTATAGAGGATCTCAGGACAGTAATAGAAGTAGATGGCCCTTCTCATTTTGAACCTGTTTGGGGTGAGGAGAACTTAATAAAGAATCAGCGGTCTGACTTAGAAAAGACAGGATTAGTATTGGAACAAGGACTTGTTTTGATTAGAATTAAACAGACTAAGAGGATCTCAAACAGATACATGAGAACTGTACTGAATGAGTTGCTTGAGGTTATAGACAGGATTGAGAAAAAGTTTCCCGAGGAAAATAAGAGGTATATAGAAATATGAATAAGAAAAGCGATCTAGATCAAATTGTAATGGACGTAGAGGAAGAAATTGCTGAAGCTGCAGAAGGTTCTGAGGATCAAGCAATTGGGCCTTATAATCCCGGATGGAGCGAATATGTTTTAGACCATCTTGACGATAGTGAGCTGCGCGATGGAAATCCTACAGTAGATGGCTTGCGTAGAGTTACAGAAGAGGTCTTTGGTGATATTATTACATCATCAAGTCACATTTATAATCATGATACTTCTCGTGGAGTATGCACAATTAAGCATACTTTACAGATACGAAAACACTCTACGGGCGATATAATAACTGTAGACGGATGTGTAGATGTTAATAGAAGCAATATTCCACACCCTTTCAACCAACACTTGGTTGCTACAGCAGATACTAGAGCTGAAGGTAAAGCTATCCGAAGAGCTCTGAAGATTAGAGTTGTTACCGCAGAAGAGATGCAAAACTCCGATGAGGACGATCTTCTCGCAGCTGAAGAGAATATCACAGATCAACAAATTCTAGCCATTAATCAGATGTGTAAGCGACTTGATGTTAATTTGGAAAAGGCTGTTAAATCTTCCTGTGCTGGCGCTGAGTCAGTTCGGGCTGTCAGCAACCTGCAGGGAAGAATGATTCTATCATCTCTGTCCGAATACCAGCGTAACCCTTCAATCATCCCAGAAGATGTATTAGGTTACGATTCAAACTGGCGTGAAACATTTGATACCGGAGGTAAATAACATGAGAGCGAGAGTTAGAGCGTCTAACGATTTATGGTTTGAAGCAGATGCTGAAACAGAAGAAGATCTATTCAAGCAAGTCGCTAGAATCCAAGAAATTTTTCAACATAATAGATGTGGAAAATGTTCTTCAGACAATGTGAAGTTCATCTGCAGATTTGATAGTTCTGAAAATGATTGGCTTGAAGTTGTATGTCAAGACTGCAGGGCTAAATTAATCTTTGGAAGAACCAAGAAGGGCGGTCAGATCTATCCTAAGATTAGATGGGATCAGCTTTCTCAAAAGCAGCAAGAACAGAGAGCTAATGAAAAAGGATATTCTGAAAAGAATAGAGGGTATCTACCCGATAAAGGATGGTTTATATATAAGCCTCCAGCGTCCTAGAGGCCATCAGACATCTTGTTTTAAAAAAGGAAGGGGGTTTTATACCCCCTTTTTTTATTCCTCTTCTTTGGACTTATCTTTTTTATAGCTAAATATCTTGTTGAACCATTTTTTTCTGTCGGTGCAACCACATTCACTATCGCCCATTATCTTATTGACTCTTTCGTCTGTTATTCCAAATTTCTTGAGAACTTTCTCTATAGTGTCTCCAAGACCTTTTGACATATCGTCATCAAGAGAGTAACCTTCGCTTTCTATTTCTGCGATAGCCTCTTCTTCGTTGAGCTTTTCTTTATTCGGTTCTGCCACGAATATATTATCCTCCTGTCTAATTTCTGTCACACGATGAATTTTAGCAAAGTTTGCTCTAAATTTATGATCGTTTTGACACTTGTGAAATAAGTTTTTGGTCATAGGCCAATTAAATATAGGACAATGTCCTTCATATCTACATTGACAGCCATCAAGTATATTTTTTGTTTCTTCCATAATTAAAATTCCTTTTAACTTATTGTTACTGTTCCTGTTACAGGATCTTGGTAGCCTCCACCTCCACCTATTTCTATTTGACCATTATGAAGGCACTCACAATCCCAGACACCTATTGTTCCACGATATGTTAATAAATCAACATTGTTGCTACATGTCCCTCCCACTAGACTAGGTCGAAACTTATGATAGTTACCAATTTCAAGCCTTGGCCCAACTCCATCTGCATGTCCCCAGCAATTAGGAGAACATGCCCAGTTGTCATAATCTCTAGAAGCACTCCAATTATGATCATATGGTACAAAAACAATATCGAGCGCAAAATTGCAGACAGCACATTCCTTCAGTCCACCTGCGACTTGCACCGGCCCTCCTGCTGACCCACAACAACATAGGCTAACAAGAATGTCCATTCCGCTACAAGCGAAGGGATCTCCATAGGGGTCGTCTCCTCCGGGATCGTCAGCATTACATAAAGTTCCTGAGCCTACCCACTTTTCATATCTATGCTCCCTAATATCTATTGGCACGAAGCCATCAAGGTCTTCCTTTGCATTTTCAGTAGCATAACATCCTGCATCCAATGATCCCTGACCGCCTAGATTCACATATTGATTATCGTATCTACCGCTTACACAAGCCTGATACCCGAGCTCTCCGTCTTGAAGAGATATGCTAGCTGATACACTTCCAGATGCACCAACAAAGCTTATGTCTGCCGTTAGGCTATGCCCTCCTGATGGACAAGGGCAACAAGTATAAGCTGCGCATGGGCTGTGAAGGCTGGGATCACTTTTAGAAAGATCCATAGACGATTTACATTCGCCTGAAGGACAACCTGAAATTGCCAGATTAGTCCCAATCGACCCACACATACAACATTCATTGCCACCACTTGGCCCTACGACTATTATAGTACTAGTCATACTTATTACTCCTTATATGTTTTCTGACCCTATGAATAGTCCCTCTGAAGTAAAATACAGTCTTTTCATTTGCACTTCAAATCCTGAACCTACACAAGTTATTCCCCTAACAACGTCTACTTTAGTTGGCGCTCCGCTACATGCTGTTTTATCAAGAGTGATAGATACACTGTTAGATGATCCTACTCCGCTCAATCCGGGACCAAGAGTAACTGTTTCTATCCTATCACTTCCAAGTTGATGGCCTCCTCCGTCACAGCTACTAAAGAACTTGAGTTTACTATTAATTGTATAATCACAATATTCTGAATTACCTACTAGCTCTAAACCTGAACCAACCGTAAGTGAGTCGAATATATTACCACCTATCGTAGGCTGAGGAGCCGATAGTGTAGCTGTAGTTCCTCCCACTGCAAGTTTAAGTCCATCTCCAACAACTATATTTTCAAAAACGCTATTGTTTGGATATGAATAGGCAGAACCCGGCTTACAGCCTGTCATTCCACCTTTAATTTGATGATCTACATTAAGTTTATACCCACAATACCCATCCGTAGACTGTAGATACAGCCCAGTACCTATTTCTATATCATCAAATATATTGCCGCCTATTTCTGGTTGAGGTGCAGATAAAGTATAGGTTCCATTGCTACCTGCGACCTTGAGTCCATTTCCAACAACAATTTGATCAAACGGTATATAGTTAGTAAAGGTGTAGTTAGTTCCTACTGGTTTACATCCAGTCATACCACCCTTAAGAAGCATATTAACATCAAGGGTGTAGTCACAGTCCTCTTGCACTCCATCGCCTTGATATATTTCTCTAAGCAACAATCCGGTTCCAAGAGTTATATTATCAAATGTCTGAGTATTTATCGTTGGTTGAGGTGCAGTTATTTTATATTCACACCCAGTAGCAGTTCTGGTCACTTTGAGGCCATCACTAAAGTGAAGTAGTTGAGCGGTTTCAGTGACAGCTCCACCTACACTAGCACTAATTGTCTCATTCGTTCCGTTAGGTTTACAACCTGTCATTCCTCCCTTTACAGAGAAAGTGCTGTTAAGTGTGATCTCGCATGGTTTTGTTGAATCATATTCTCCAGCTTTAAGACCAGTTCCAAAGGTAATTTTTTGATACCTGTCACTTGTTGGATTAGGAATTTGGCTGTAAGCGTTAGTATTACAAGCGGTTGCATTAGCGAATCGAGGCGCAACGGATGCATCAATACGGAACTTACCACCTCCCATATCATCAACTGAGAGTCCGGTTCCAAAAGCTAAACAATCGAAGCCACTACAAGGCTCTGAATTTTTCCAGTGGAACTGAGGCGTACATGCGTCTCCTACAACAAGGTCTTGAACACTGCCGAATTTTCCTGAAACTGTTACATAATCACATCCAGATGTATGACCTTCGAAGAGAGTAAACTGATTCTCTGGGAATTTGATCTGTTCCCAGTCTATGATACAATCGGTAGTAGCATCGCCTGTTGCATGTTGGTCATCAGGCTGTATCATTATAGGAAGTCTTGTTCTTATTTCAAGGGCATTACCTCCCTGAAAACCAAGAGCAGTTCTTTGAGCATCATTCATAGCGGTATTAACCCCTGTGATACCCTTGCCCATAATCAGATTAAGATCATTGAAAGTGCCTATTGCATTAATGGTGTCTACGCACCCAGCAGCATTTGAACTCATGCATGTGCCGCTATGTCCTGCGTATAAAGCACCAGCTGTTGAGTCAAGATACCAATCGCAGTCCTGTCCTCCTTCAGTTCTGGCAAAGCTCAAGCCACTTCGAGGTATGATATTGCCAAACGCAATACCACTAAACAATCTTGTTCCCGAAGCCAAATCTAATGAATATGTACAGGCATCTACTTCGCCTAGTTGGAGACCGCTTCCTATTTCCAGTTTTGTATATGGTTTATAGGCTGCTATTTCATCACTAGAATCATGACATCCGGTTCGTCCACCTTTAATGTACATACCGACATTGATATCATAGTCACAGTACTCGCTTGGGCTTGCTATGATTTCAAATCCGGTTCCAAAATTAAGGGAATCAAATGGCCCTCCCGGAGTCGTGTGATAACCGCAACTGTTAGCGCCCTTTAAGTGCGGCAATATCCCCTGTATCTCATACTGAGAATTTTCTGTATTCTCAACTAACTTTAGGCCAGAACCTACAAGCAAGTCCTTATAAGTTTTCCAGTCGTTGATCTGATAATTTGTTCCGGGCTTACACCCAGACATACCGCCCATAATTCTTCCTGTAGTGGAGGCAGAATCAAGATACCAATTGCAGTCTGTACCGCCTTCAGCGGCTACCATATTGAGACCACTCCGAGGAATTATATTGCCAAACGCATATCCGCTAAACAGAGCCCTCTGCTCAGACAAGCCAAGAGATACTTCTCCAGCACCTTCGTCTCTTAACTGCAGTCCATTCCCAGTAACCTTAAGTCTTGTAACGCTAAGATAGCTAGCTATTTCATCATTAGTATCATCACAACCAGTCCTTCCTCCTTTTATAGCTAGGCCATCTAGATACCAGTCACAGTCTTGCCCGTCTTGAGTTCTGACAAAGCTCAAACCAGTTCGAGGTGTAATGTTACCATATTCAAATCCACTAAACAATGCTCTGTGAGGAGCGTGTGAAAGAGCAATAGTGCCACTGCCTAAGTCTTCTAATTTAAGGCCGTTTCCAGTGACTTGAAGTTGAGTAACGCTAACAGGAGAAGTTATCTGGTCAGCTGTGTCGGCACATCCTGTAGAACCACCACTTATAGCCAAAGCATCTAGGAAGAAGTCGCAAGAACCGTGATGAGCTGTAAAAGTTAATCCACTCCGAGGTATGATATTGCCAAATCCACTGCCGTTGAATAATCTTGTTCCTGAAGCCAAATCTAATGAATATATACCAGTATCTACTTTGGCTAGTGAGAGGCCACTTCCTATGTTCAGTTTGGTATATGGTTCATAAGTTAGCACTCCACTGGAAATATCACCGCATCCCGTGCCCGTGTTTCCACCCTTAATGAAGAAATTGACATTAATGTCATAATCACAATCATCGGCTACGCTTGGTGTGACTGTAAGTCCGGTTCCAAAATTAAGTGAATCAAATGGTCCGTACCCACGCAGCTCCGGCAAAATTCCCTGTATCTCATATTCACACTTAGCTACGTTTTGTTTTAATTTTAATCCGGAACCTACAAGCAGACTCCTATACCAGTCCCAATCGTTGATCTGATAATTAACTCCGGGCCTACATCCGGTCATACCGCCCATAATTCTTGTCTTGGCGTCTACATGTATAAGGCATGAGTTATCAGAATCTTCTTCTACTGTTAGACCCGATCTAAAGTGAATCTGCGAAAACTTTCCATTTGCGGAGTCATAAGGAAGACAGCTGTTAGTGGAATTCCAAGTAAGAGAAGGATTCGCGCTTATCTGATAAGTGCAGTCATCTTGAAGAGTATCTATTACAAGCCCTGTTCCAAAGGCTATATTTCTAAAGTTCTCAAAAAGAGGTAAATCGGTGTCGCCGCCAGAACACTCTCCTCTAAATCCTCCACTAATTCTTGTCCTTGCGTCAACATGTATCTTAGCTGGATCTCCGCTATCAACAGTAACTATCAGACCAGATCTAAAGTTAATTCCAGTGAAACTGCCAGATATGGCAAGACCAGTAGTAACGCATTCACCAGATTGGTTTGATTCCCATGTTATTGAGGGTTTAACAGTTATAGGATAATAACAACAGTCTGCTGAATCATACATAGTCCAATACTTTTCGCCCGACTTAATAGGGTCCATCCAGTCAGGAACTTTTATGGATAGCTGAGGGTCCAGTATTGTTTCTCCGTACTCATCTGTTAGCTCTGTCATTTTAGAACTTAAGGGAACGGAGGTTCCCGAATAACCCCCTGAAATAGCAACCCCTGTGTTATGGGCCTGCATAAGTCTGTATTGAATAGGTTGAGACCAAACATTTCTAGCTCTATCATATCTTAAATCCACTGGGGCCACTGGCCAAGTATGGGGCTTTTGAAGCCATCCTGATGGAAAGTAGTTTGTGAGTTTCTCGTTTGTGAACGCGCCTCCCGATGCGGCTGCCTCGGTGTCTGCGTCGTTGGGTATAGGCTTTCCTTCTAGGTCATAGCCCCATCCGTGAAGAAGCAAAGGCCCTTTGTGGGCCATCATTCTCAAGTTTTCTGGAAAGTGTCCAGAAGCATCTTTGAATGCCTCAAGACTCTGAGGTCCCGGAGGAACCTGTCCATGAAAGACTACTTCATGCCCACAATGGAAGCTCTCTGGATCGACTCCATCCCTAACATTCTTAGGTGTTCTTGCGGTAGCATACGGATCAAGATAATCCCGTCCGATTGCGGTAAGGTGGTTTCCCGTAACAGGGGGTCGTATCATAGGTAGTCCCCCGCCTCCCGACTGTATATGCTCTACACAATCTCCGTAATCGACGCCTTGAGCACTGGCATATTGAGGGAGTTCTGTGGACCAACTATACCCATAGTTGCTGTCGGTGCCCGATTTTTTGTGAGTTACGGCGCTCATTAAAGCATCATCACTGACCCCTCCCATATGAGCCCAGCGAGCACTGTTCGCTAGAGCAAGAGATCTTGGGGTTGTATTGCTTACGCTACCAGCAGAGGTGCCCGAGCCACCGGGACCAATATTTCGTTCGACATTTTGCCCTGTTTTTATTGTGGTTCCATTGCTAGCGTTTTGCTTCGATCTCTGCTTCATCTGCTTTCTGGCTAGAGCTGCCCTTTGCTCTGCTTGTGCTAAAGCTTTTTGAAGTTTATTTCTTTCTCTTTGAATCTTCCTAATTTCTTGAGCTCTCTTACCCATTTTAGAAAGTCTATTAGCATTGTATTTAGCAAACTTTCCAAAAGAAGGGGTAAAGGTATTGAGTGTATAGGCTGTTGTAAAGCCATTCTCACCATAGTTTACAGTTATATTAGTTATATTAGGACCAAAACTACCATCCCAAGGAACGCTAACAATTCCATTATAGGAGTGATTACCTCCGCCAGCAGTGAAGCTACTAGCTTGCATGTTTATGAAATTCATTGTTTTCCGACTAGATCTTAACTCAGAACCGAGTCTTCTAGTTGGTGTTCCGGGGAAGTTAATAGAACCCCTTTCACCTTCCTGCATGTAGGTTACAGCATCTTTAATTTTTTCTGACATAGCGTTAACAGGAGCATTCATCAGATTCAAATAGCCATCATACTCCCAAGGTACGAGCTGGTCGTCAGCCACAAAGTGAACTTGTCCCGGAGGCCCTTTTTTAAATATTGGCCCATACCTAGTTGTATTACTTCTCATTGGAACAGCAACTTCATCTGGAGTCTTTCTTCTTACAGCAATAGCAAGTGTCCCATCAGTACCTCTAGTTCCGTCTGCATTAAATTGCAAGCCGCCTTTAAGAACACTTAGATTTGCACCACTAACACCTGAAGTTATAGCTGTTTCTATTAAGCCGCCAAAGTTTGGATTTATACCGCCTAAATCGCTTTCGAGACCACTTTCTATTACTGGGCTATCAAGTTTAAATAGAGCTGTAGCATATGAGCCGTATTCAAGAGGCTTCTCGTCAACAGAACCTTTAAGGTATATAGAAAGACCTCTACCATCGCCAGCATTGTGAGCTACATATTCGCTCTGCTGTACGATAACTCCTGAACCTATTCCAGTTCCTATCTCATAAAATCTGCAGAAGGGAGTAACTTTATTCGTCTCGTCTGCAAAAAACGATAACTTTTCTTCGGGCTGACCCTCTGTGCTACAAGGAAGTTTTAAGACATCGGTTATGCCTTGAGCAGGCCATCCACCGTCGTTAGTTGGGTTATCGCTATATATTACCTGACCAGAATCTGAATCGGTTCTATAACAAACATAAGGAAGCTGTGCTAGGAATTGCTTACCATAGTATGTCTCGGCCCAATCTACAATAAATTGGTGAATCTTTTTAAGGTCTTCATTTCTATTGTCTGTAGGATCTTGATCTGGTTGAAAGGCTAGATTATAACCTATCATATTCAACAAGGCTGCTGAGAGCGCATCTGGTCCAATTCCCATTCCAGTGAAGTCTGGAAAATGAATATTAGGGCCTTTTATATCTAAATTCCCTCTGATCCATTGGCCAAATATAGTCCCTGTCCCTTGGTTATATGCAATAGCATAGTTAAACCATTCATCATATCCACCTATAGCCATCCTGATTTCTTTTTCATGGATTTCAAAATAGTGAGAGCCATAAGAACCGTATCCCGGAATAGAGTTACCTGCAATAGGAGTCGTCAAGCTAGCAGAGAGAGGCCTGATATCTAGATATATCTTCCAGTCGCCCTCTTCTCTACCTGTTAAACTAGTATTATCAGCAATTGTTAGGTTTTTAGCGGAGTCGTATCCCCAGAATTGTATAATGCGTGATGAGGCTGCAGATTGCTGATATATAGTTTGCACATAACCGCCATAAACAAAACCTTGAGAAGGTTCGTTCCTAAGCTCTCTACCAACATTCTTTGAAACAACATTGTCGGTCGCTGAAACAAATTGTTCTATTTCACCTAAAGATGGCTGCGTAGCTCTTTGAGCTACTCTAACTTTAATACATTTTTGACCTGTAGAGGTTACTAAAAGTTCTATATAATAATCACATCCAGTTTCAGCACAAATCTGGCTTACTAAATCCAAGACACTTATGCTTGGGCCCGGTATTCTATAAAATGTTGGGGCAAATGGTATCTCTGAAAGGTCAACATAATAATTAGCAACCGGACCATATCCTCCAGCTGCAGAAAGAGCAGAGTCGTTAGTGTCTTGCGGACTAAATACCATGCCATATGCACGACCGTCAGA